TTTCTAGTAGTTCAGTAGCTGTTTCAATAGCTGGGGCTATTGATGGCTATCGATTCTTCGCAAACTCAGCAAGCCTGACTTCAGCAAGCATTACGAATAACTTAACTGTTGGTGGAAACCTTACCGTAAATGGAACAACCACTACTGTTAACTCAACGACTGTAACAATAGATGACCCAATATTTACCCTTGGTGGAGATACGGCTCCTAGTTCAGATGACAACAAGGACCGTGGTATCGAGTTTAGATATCACTCCGGCACAGCAGCATCTGTTGGATTCATGGGTTACGACGACTCATCTCAAATGTTTACGTTCCTTGTTGGGGCAACAAATACTTCAGAAGTTTTTTCGGGAACAGCAGCTTCCGTAAATGTGGGAATGCTCTATATAGGCGGAGCTCAAATTGCTGCTAGCAATCTAAGCAATGGAACTACTGGCTCTGGGTCCGTAGCGCTGTCTTCAAGCCCAACAATATCCTCTGCCAGTCTTTCTGGAAGCACTGCAGTATCGGGGAGTGTTGGGTTCGACGCTTCAGCTTCAGTAACTCTACCATCAAAGACTTTCTTCCCAGAAGAATATCTCACCGTCTCTTCGAGCGTTACTTTGAGCTCAACGACCCACAGGTACGCAACTCTTGAAATGACATCTGGTACTGGCACTTCGGTAATATCAGTCCCAACAGACGCTAGCGACAACTTCCCCGTCGGCACAGTCATACAGATAATTAGAGTTGGAGCTGGCGAGGTTCAAGTAGCGGCAGTTACTCCGGGAACAACGACTGTCAATAATGCACTTGGAACTCGCTTGAGAGCGCAGTGGTCTACTGCTACACTACGGAAAAGAGCTGCAAATACGTGGCTGCTGTCTGGTGACCTTAAGGTTTAAAGGAATTTATAATGGCTGGCGGAGCAAACTCAGAAAAAGAACCAGATGCCCCAAAAGGTTCTGTTCCAAACCTTGTTGGGCTAACAAGTGCCGCTGCACCTGGAGCCGTAACTACTGCGGGGTTCGTAGGTTCTGCTTCTGCAACTACTCCAATCAACGACCCAACTGGGTCTATCGGTAATGGAAACTTAAATAAAGTTACGTCTCAGACAGAAACCGCAGGAGCGGTAATGCCTGTAGGGGAAGTAATTGATTATGTAGTTTCCACACCATATTTCCCGCCGTTCTTCCCTCCTTTTTTCCCACCGCATTTCCCACCGTTTTTCCCGCCACACTTCCCGCCACACTTCCCACCCTTCTTCCCACCGCACTTCCCACCGCACTTCCCTCCATTCTTTCCTCCTCATTTCCCTCCGCACTTTCCACCATTTTTCCCACCATCATTCAAGTGAGCAATTGTCATAAAATTGGACGACATGAACTATCTAGGATTGCAGCAAATTGTTGAAGAGGTAAATCTTCCTGTTTGCGTATATGACATAAAAGTATCTTCTTCGGATGGAAACATCAAAGATATGCTTGCGTCAAGAAAGGGAAAAGTTACTCTTTTTTTCAATGTTGCTGCTGGATGTGGAAATATTCCTCAGCACTCAGTGCTTGAGCAATTAAATAAAAAATATGAAAAAGTAGATGATTTTGCAATAATAGCCGTCACTGTTGATGATTTTGTATGCCATGGGTACCCAGAATTTCAAAATGGATTAGAAGCATACATAGAAGAAAATAAAATAGACTTAACTCCCGGACAGGTGGCAAAGAAGTACGCCCAAGATAATTTTGGCGTGACGTATGATTTTACTGAGTTGACAAATGGCAGACACGATAAACATACGTATGATAAAAACTATGTTCCAGGAAGCGTAAAAGTTCAAGAACAGCATGAACTATGGAAATACTTAACAGGTGCCTACTCTGCCGACATTGATGAGAATGGAGTGCCGTACCACGATGAGGACATTCCCTGGTCATATGCAGAGCCAATCAAGAAGCCCGAAAACGCTAAATCATTTTCCCCATTAAGAGGAAACTTTGAAAAGTTTTTAGTTAGTAAAGACGGTAAAAAAATAAAAAGGTATGCGAATGGGTTCCTGCTCGGAGAGAGGGATGTCAGTAATAATACTTTTCCGTGGATTGAGGAAAAGTATAAGGAAGACGGCAGGCGTGACCATGCACCGAAAGCCAGCGACGACGACGAAAAATGGCCCAATAAAGTTCAACGCCGTGGAATTGAATTATCTCTTGATATCATAAGTTCAGATATTGATTTATTCCTATCAGAATAAAGGGGACCACAGTGGGGCGTGCCTCTAAAGAGTATGGCGACAGGCCTCCTCAGGTTTTGCTTATTGATAATTTTCTTTCAGATGATGAGTTGATTTATGCAACCAACGTTCTGATTAATGAAACACAATGGAATAAAGCGCCGCATGAAAGTGATGATACGAATAGAAATCATTACACAATAGAAACTATTTCAGATGAAATAGTAAATCTTGATGCACTGTTGAAAAATAGGCTTCACACAAAGATGGAGAGTTTCTTTGGAGACTTATTCTTTATTCCAGAAGCTTATTCGTATAGTAGATGGATGCCTGGAGATAGCCTTGGCTGTCACTGCGATAGCGGATATTCTGGTGGGGAACTAATGATTGAAATGCATAATGAAGGGCAGCCACACAGACCATTGTCGTTGCACCTAAACGATGTTGCCGCTGTCACTTATTTTACGGATGGTTATGAAGGCGGGAAGTTGTTTTTCAACAATATTGAATACCAGATAGAGCCTGCTGCTGGGACAACAATAGTATTTCCAGCCACAGCAATGTACGAGCATGGAGTTACTGAACTTATTTCAGGAGAGAGGCTGACAATGACGTCATTTTGGCCTCGAGTTAAAACAATAGTAACAAGTGTTATGCCAAAGATTCATAACGACTGGCACATGCTTGTCAGAAATCCAGAACAGTTTTACAAGATTGCACCGCAATGTCTTATGGGCGAAGTTGAGCCACATCTTTTGCCAGCAAGAGAACAGGCATATGAAAAATAATAAATTCATATACAACATTAATGAACTCTCTCCTCGTTCCCCGCTGATTGATTCGTTTTTTTACGACCTTTACTCTTTCGATGGAGATGTATCCGACCGTTTTACTATAGGCCTGAATGGCGAATACGTTGGAAACGACAAGACGCAGTTTGTAGATAATCCCGATTATCTCTGTATTGGCTGTTCTTTTACGTCTGGAGAAGGGTTGCCAGAAATATACTCATGGCCATCCGTTATTAGAAACTTTACAGGGAAGACTGTAAATAACTGTTCGCTACGGGGAGCTGGTATTTCTTGGCTTGTTTATGCATCTTTCGATGTTATGAAAAAATATGGCAGTCCTAAAAATGTTTTTGCTTTATTCCCGGATACGGAAAGAGCTTTAGTCTATGAAGGCAAGAATAATAAAAAAAAGATTGACACTAGCTTTACTGGGGAAATTCGCCACTCTTACTGGGATGCCATGCTTGGAGCGTTTGTCAACAGAAGGGAAAATGGCTCACTTGAGCCACTCGAGATAAAAGACTTTCAAGGTAATAAATATAATTTACAACTTGAATCAATAATTTTTCAATCATTTCTTATGCTTGATGTACTTGATTCTCATTTTGAAATACAAAAAATACCCTTTAAATTTTCTTCCTGGACACCACACGTATATGAAGCATTTGAGAGAATGGCAGATAAGTACCCATCTTTTCTTGAAAGTAAATACTGGGAAAAGCGAATTGATACGGCTACCAGTTATCGAGAAAAGTGGATAAAAGAAGAATCTCCAAATGATGAAATGGCCAGAAGTTTATGGAGAAGATTCGGCCATATCGATGGAGATAACAATTTTTGCGAGCACGAACCACAAACTGAATCGCAGTCTAGATTTTGGGAAATGGCTGCTGACGGAAAACACCCAGGATTACACACTCAAATACACTTTGCAGAATATTTTCTTGGCAAATCAATTAGTAATGATTTTCTGAAAGATATTCCTTGATTATTTTAGGTATCAATGATTCATCCCACGACGCTTCGTTAACTGTTCTTAGGGATGCTGAAATACTATTTGCAGCTCATGCTGAAAGATATAATAAAGAAAAAAACACATATTCAATACCTAGTGAATTACTCAATGAAGCACTTTCGCATGGCAAGCCAGATGTCATCGCTTATTTTGAAAAAAGAAATAGAAAAAGACTTCGCCGCGCTCTGCTTGGTGGCATAAATGGCGAGTATAAAAATCTATATAAAAATAACACAAAAATACTAGATGGCATCGCAGAGGTTCAAGTAGGACACCATAGGTCACATGCATCTGCGGGTTACTATACATCAGGATTCAGCAATGCAACAACGGTAGTGATAGATGCAATAGGAGAGTTTGAAACAGCAACAATATGGGATTGCTCGGGGGTCAAACTAAAGAAGGTTTACTCCATGAGGTACCCAACTTCATTCGGTCTTTTTTATAGTGCGTTCACAAAACTGCTTGGCCTGAAACCGGGGACGGAAGAATACATTCTCATGGGGATGGCTGGATTTGGTGATGGGGGCAGATTCTACGAAAAGGTTAATTCATATTTTCCTGCGTTTAATTTTCAACCACAAAATATGCACATAGGAATTTCTGAAAATAGCTTTCAAATTTCATCAGAACAAGATAAATATGATATTGCAGCAGCTGTTCAAAGCGTCTACGAAGACAGGCTTATAGAGTTCATGGCTTTTGCTAGGAAAATAAGTAAATCGGATAATCTTGTATTCATGGGTGGTTGTGCTCTCAATTGTGTAGCAAATACAAAACTTTTACCACTATGGAAAAATATTTGGATAATGCCAAATCCTGGTGATTCGGGTTCGAGCTTGGGAGCAGCAGCTTCCGTTGCTGGGAGGCACCTGGAGTGGAGCGGTCCGTACCTTGGCTACGAAATAAATAACAATTATCAAGTTGACGATATTATTAACAACCTTGTCTCTAATGGCATAGTTGGAGTTGTATCAGGAAGAGCGGAGTTTGGTCCAAGGGCATTAGGGAATAGGAGTTTATTGGCTGACCCAAGAGCTGCATTCAATAAGGATGCAGTCAACAAAATAAAGAAAAGAGAAATGTTTAGACCATTTGCGCCTGTCGTGCTTGAGGAGCATGCATCCGAATGGTTTGATATGGATAGGCCATCACCGTATATGCAATTTGCCTTTAGGTGCCTAAAAAGCGAGATTATCCCAGCGGTTGTTCACGTCGATGGAACAAGTAGGGTTCAGACAGTAAGTAGAGTTCAGCATGAGGGTCTTTATTCTGTCCTTAAAAAATGGTTTGAAATTACTGGGGTGCCAGTGCTGCTCAATACGAGTCTAAATATAAAAAATCAGCCTCTACTTAATGACGAAGATGATGCGCGCATGTGGGACGCAAGCAACCCAGGTATTTTAATTCTCTAGATTAATCAACCAAGAACAACACAGATAACTCTACTGTGGGTAAGATTTAATTTATGAGCGAAGCAATGGAAGAAATATCACTTATTAAGCCTGGGCACTTTGGTTCAGGCCCTGAAAACATCATTATCATTAAGGACTTCGTCGATAGTGATGACCTTAAAAGAGTGCAAGAATTTGTGCAAACAATAAATGAGTGGGAAAATCCAAAGCAAGATGAGTTCAATGAAGATGGAACATGCATATACGACGCTTCCTACTGGTGGGACAGAATGTGTAGCGGCGAAATCATTAAGAGACTTTCGCCAGAAATTTACGATTTAATAAACAAATATATTTTTAAAATGGCGTCGATAATTGAGCAAAAACATTTAGTTTCTGTTTATTGCAGACCCCCGGTACTTATAAAGTGGAATCCTGGAAATCTCCAGTCGCCACACGCTGACAAGCAACTCAATGATGGCTCTCCAAACCCATTCCCAACATATGATTTGAATTCTGTTATTTATTGGAATGACGAGTTTGAGGGTGGAGAGATTTACTACCCACAACACAATATTGAGCTAAAGATAGAACCAGGCATGGCTGTTGCGCATCCTGGCGATATCCACTATATTCATGGTGTTAAAGAAGTTTTATCTGGCTTTCGGTGGACAACGCCATCGTTCTATACAGTCACCAAATTAGGGAGATGAAAATGAAAGTTGCTGGCTACATCGGTCACGAAAATGCTGGAATTGTTCTATACAAAGATGTCTGGCCTAGTGATTCAAATTTCGTTGAGCGCCTTGAAGCGATTATCGGGGAAAGTGCGCACGAACGGTATAAGTGGAGCCCTGCAATGGTTGGCGACCAAGTAATAATGAAGGATTATCGCGACTGTTTTGATTTTAAAATGCGCCAAAGTGAGATGCCGATAAGTGAGCCTGGGTATGAAAAGCTTTCCGTAATCTACTCAGAAATAATGGCTGGAGTACGTGAATGCATGAAGCACTATTCTGGCTTATACAACTTGAAACTCGAGTATGAAGAAGCAACAAATATTGTTAAATACGGAGTGGGTCAACACTTCTCGGTGCACCCAGACTCTGGATTTTCCTATAGTTGTGCTGTCTCAAGTATTGGATATATCGCCGATGGGTATGAAGGTGGAGAATACTTCATGCCATATCAGCAACTAAAATTTTTCCCAGAAAAGGGAGATTTAATTATGCACCCTTCGGATTTTATATATGCACATTCTTCCATGCCTGTAACCAGTGGAACGAAATATTCCGTAGTGACAATGTATGACTACAACGACAGGAACCACCAAAACGGTTCTTACGGTTCAAATGTTGCATCGCCATCTTCCGGGCTCTCAAGCGCTAGTAGTCAGGTTGTTCCTTCCTAAATGGACGTAACGCTGACAAGGACGCACCAAAACCCACCGACTATTCGTCAGTCTCAGGTGCGTAGAGAGTGGATGGACGATACTTACAATAAGCATGCGTACAAATGCTTACCCATGACAAAAGCAAACGGCGCTGGGTGGGAAATGGTCCTCCAGCAAGATGTTGTAGTCCAGTGGGACGGTGGTCAGTCTGTACCGAGGGTTTTGTCAGGGGAATTTATAACTTTTGAGGTAGATGGTCAAGAGTATAAAAAAGCAATAGCCATGCCAAGCATTGTTGGAATAATGTCTTTCACAACTAGCTGGACATTTTCAACTCCCCAAAACATATGGACTTGGATATCTGGTTCACCAAACTATTTCGTAGATGGGGCTGTTCCATTGTCAGCAACAATACCCAGTGACTGGTGGCCAGACGAATTTAATATGAACTGGAAAATTACGAAAATTGGTCAACCAGTTACGTTTGGTGCTGGAATGCCATTTATGTTTTTTCAGTTTTACGACACTTCCACAATGCCGTCTGTTAAATTTAACGTTGAGAACTACTGGGACAAGCCCGAATTAATGAATGCTAGAGCGTCATATGGTGAAGCAAAAATGAAAAAACTACATGATGAGCCATGGACGTGGATGGGCGGAATACGTACTGGGCTCGACGAAAATGGCAAAAACATAGGCCCACGCCACGATGGTCATATAAAACTTGAGGAACCAGTTCTGTGAAAAAACTTAAAGGCGGGATAGCTGCTGGACTAAGACTTGGAAACCTTGGATTCAAGGTTAGGGGCGTAACAACAGAGCAGATAATAAAAGACTCTGACTATTTTGCTGAAATATTGATACGAAACAAGATGATTGGCTTCAAAGAAGTAAATCCTACAAATGAAGAGTTTGTAGAAATAATGAGACTTCTCTATCGTGGAGACAATGAACGCTCTTCTCTTCAGCCGGGCTTGCTGGTAGACCAAAAACATCAGGGAAATAAAAATACGCTAACAAATGATGTTGAATGGTTCATCAACTCTCAGTGGCATATGGATAACCCATTTCTTGAAGAGATTCCGTGCTATACGGGGTTGAAGATGGAAAAGTTTACGTGCCCTCCAACTTCAGGACAGACTCACGTTTATAGCCTTGTTAATGCATACAGAGACTGCCCAGAGCATATAAAACCACACCTAGAGAACGCTAGGTTCATAAATGGCACAGGTTTTATTGGGGAAGACACTGACTCAATACAGACACATCCAGCGCTTAGAACACACCCTTCCACTGGAGAAACAATGCTTCTTTGGTCCGGCCATGATATGAGCTTGCCTGACGGAGAAGAGCCATCATGGTTTGTTGATTTGAAAGCATACATGAGGTCACAGCTTTCTTCTCCAGAACTTCGCTACACGTGGGAATGGAGTAAGGGTGACTTGGTTATTTGGGACAACAGGTCAGTTCTGCACTCATTTTCTCCAGGTTGGACTCATGAACAAAGAATATTTACGCGATGCGAAGTCGGCAGAGAAAAGCCAGTATACGAACCACTTCGTAAAGTTTTTATAAATGATGAATTTGGCGATACGTGGCGCAAAGAAGGCATAGCTAAGGACGAAACGACTGGACCTAATCCAGACCATATTCCGCTTGTATTTACAAAGGGTATATATGGGTTTCCGGAATACTCTCATCTGTTTCAAAAAGTAACACTATTTGTTTACTCGAATGATGGTTCATTTGGTGATGATGTAATAGCTTTTGAAAAAGAAATTAATAATGAAGATTTTAAAGTTGTTGCAGTGCTGCCATCTGCAAACGACAAGATGCATAGATTTTCAGCCTCGCACTTATCAGGCAATGAAAAACTAGGTCAGAAATTCCTATTTACCCAAAACGGTGACCTTGAGCGCGCTTTTTCTGCGGACGAAGATTTATTTAGAGTTGAACCATACGATGACGGTAGGCCATCCCCTGTTCCGCTTGTCAAAACGCTAGTAGAGATGCATCCAGATATGCGTCACGCTGGACACGCATGGCATTATCCATGTTGGTTCCCTCATCAGAGAAATCTAAAGTTCCGCCCATGGGATTGGCATAATCTTTCATTTTATGAGTACGAACAATTCAATGGTGGGCCACCACCAAATGATTTTCTTGTCCAGTTTGCAATTGACACCGTATATGGTTGCTTCAATCATCTTGAGACAAACGAAGAAAGAAAAAAAATTATCGAATCCATAATTGACTACATGCAGTACATGCTGGAGCTTGGAGAGTATGAGCGTGATAGGTAATCATCTTGGCGGTGGAGTTGTTTTATACAAGGATGCATTCAATTTGGACTGGGATTGGATGCGCAACTTCTGTCAAGACACATTGCTGGAAGAACGAAAATCAATGTACACGCCAGGCTCGGACCCGATAACCGGTGAAGATGGGTACATAAACAAAAGTAATTATTTCTTCAAGAAAGATTCTTTGGAATGTATGCCATGGCGCGGCAGTCTTATCCATCAAAACTCAGATAATCGGGTTCAGGAGACGATTGACTACCTTGAGGACGCAAAAGACGCATGTCTACAGGATTACTTGCATAAATTTCCGCTAGCTGGGAAGTGTTTGTGGTGGAGAATTCGTGGACACATTGTTTCTTACCCAAAAGGCTCTTTTCTTGGACTGCATGCAGACATTCAGACGGAGTACGAATTTGGGAAACCCCACCCAAAAGACCAACTAGCAACACGAAATGTTGTTTCTGTTGTTGCTTACTTGAATGACTGCGTAGACAGTGAAGAAGATATAGATGGAACAAATTTTACTGGCGGATTGCACTACTTTAATTATCTAGACATAACCATAAAGCCACAAAAAGGCTCAATTATATTTTTTCCTTCAAACTACGTAGCAGCACATGAGGTTCAGCCAATCACTGCTGGCACAAGATACTCTTACCTTGGCTGGTATTGCCAGGGTACTCCCAATCCTGAAGTATTAGAAAACGTCGTTGACCCAATCGCTCAACCAGAAGCAGCTCGCAAATCATCAAATCTTTATATGCCGACTGGCTATAAGTTAATGGAGTCGTAGTGTCATTGAAAATTGGAATTCTAAATACCGGAAAGATGGGTTCTTCCTTAGCAATTGCCGCAAAGGAAAATGGACACACCGTGATGTGGGCGTCTGAGGGTCGTTCTCTGGAAAGCAAAAATAGAGCAATAGAAATTGGTCTACATGATGCTGTGACAATTAAAAATTTGTGCGATGAATGCGACGTTATTGTATCTATATGCATGGGCTCTGGTGTCATGCCAAACGCAATTGCAGCAGCAGCAGCTGGGTTTAATGGCATATACGTAGATGCAAATCACGTAGGTGATGTATCTCACGAAAATCACCTTAAGTCAATATTAGAAAATGCCGGAATTCCGTATGTTGATGCATCAATATATGGGTGGCCATACCCGCACGAAAGCAATCCAGAGTCGGAGCGAACTCTCTACCTATTCGGAGATAAAGCACAAGACGTTAGTCAAATATTTAATGGACACATATTTGAGTGCAAGATTACAGATATCTCGGCAAAGGAGATAAAAAGGCAACGTGAGATATCAGATAGGTCAAACTGTGCCCCACATATAGACCACGGATATGGAGTCGTTGAATTTCCGTCGATATTAGAGATAGATGATTTATTTATTGATGAATACATGAAGAGACGAGAAATATGCGAACCACAAGACTATGTAATAGATGAAGAGGGATTCTATATAAATAGGGGTGGCTATAAATTTACAAAAGAACACATAGACGAGGCTCCGAAAAGATACTTAAATCTAACTCCAGACGGGTGTCCGGATGAGGATTTAAATTTTCACTCAAAAATAGAAGATGCTATTTCTAAATGCATAAATGCTTACCGAGGAATATATCCAGAAGTTCATGACTGCATTAGATGGAGAACCGATGCTCATATAGCTTCGTATCCAAAAGGTTCTGGAATGGGGATGCATCACGATACGTCAATAGGGGCTGGAGGCAGGAATGAAAACCCAGTATTCAACGTTCTGTCTTTATCACTGATTCTTGGGGATAGGTGTGATGGAGGGGAGCTTATGATTAAATATATAAACAAGTCATTCAAGCCACAAAAAGGAACAGCTATTTTGTACCCATCTGGATTTCTTGGAAGTCACGCCGTAGCTGAGGTGAAGTCTGGAAGCCGCATATCCTACCTAGAGTTTTTTGGGCAAGGCAGCGTTAGCGGACAGACCAGGCCGATTTAGGAAAATTGTTATATGAAAATATTAGATAATTTTTTAGACACAAAACTGTGCAATGAAATAATCTCAGATAAATCATTTTTCCCACAATCAATGGGAAATGATGAGAGAATTGCTTCAGAAATAAACTCATATCATGACGAAAGGTCAGACTGCTTTGCCCCCTACATGTTTTGGGAGGGTTGGTTGAAGAGTGAGCCAAAAACACTGAGGCAAAGGGTGATTATGGAGATATGGAAAGACAATCTCCCCTTTCCAATAGAGGAAGTATGTGGTTTTGAGTACTGGACAAGAACATTCGAAGCTGGTCAATACCTAGCCCCACACGTTGACGAGGATACGTTTAGGTATGCGAAGACGAAAGTTCTTACTGGTCCAAGGATTGGGTGCGTCTACTATGGTCCGGAAACGGATGCCCAAGGTGGTGGCTTCTTGGAGATATATCCACACCGCATAGCTGATTATACAGAAAATGCATTGGAGTCAGACGTAGTCAATCCATACCTCGTGGACATCTCTGAGAGGGAGAGAATATCCTGTAAAGGAAATAGGATAATAATTTTTGATGCTGGACACGTTCTGCATGGAACAAGCCCTGCTGGTTCAGGGAAGAGGAATGTGCTGATTGTAAATGTATGGCACAATGATGTTCGCCCTATAGCGATTGAAACTGGTGACTTCTACTACGAATAACCCCATATTTTGCAAGGGTTGCAAGTAAATCCTCAATCATCAACGCATGGTATAATTTAGTGTTATAGGAGGAAAAATGCCATTAAATATTTCTAGTTTCATCCCATTGGAAGCCAAAAAAGAAATTCTGGAGTCCATTATGCAGCAAGCTAGTACGGACATTTACCAAGTTAGCCTTGAGCTGAATATTGACCCTGACAACATTGAACAGACATGGACTGCTGATGAATCCGGGATTCCCGAGAGCAGTGTCCTTAGGTCGTCTGCCGAACGTCTAGAATTTCATTTAAGCAGATTTTACTCCGCAAAGAACAAGCTAGATGCTCTTTAGGGCTAAATAGGTATATATGTCACTGACACCAACTCAAATAGAAAAATCAAAAGAAGAAGCCAGAAGGTACCTAGAGTACTCGACCTATACGTTGTGCCTGATTCTTGGGGTGGACGTTGACTCTTTGTCTGGAGATATGGATATCCCTGTGGATGCAGATAATCCGCAATATGGTTCATATACGTGCTTGCGTAGTCAAGTAGCAGCTTTAGAAATTTTATAAAAATGATTTTCTCATCAGAGAATATTGAGTCATGTATTCCTCCATTATCCATGGAGTCTCGTGCTGTGAAGAACAACAAGAAAATACATGTCACAAATGAAGCATCTGATGACAATTCGGAATCAGCAAAAAAATACAAGCATTCCATTGCGTCAAAGACAAGCAGGAAAGATGACACTTTAGTATTTGATAGTTCTACTTTTTTGCTTTCTTTTACATCAGACGAGTCGGTAATTTACTGCAGTGTGTATACAGAAAAAAATGACGACATAGAAAAATCTTCTAATTTCTCTCCCCTTGCCCTGCTCATGAAGTCTTCATCGGAGGCATAATATGACAATAAGAAATTCATGGGAAAATGATAACAATACATATTCTGCACCTGATTTGATTTCGAGTATAGAAGAAGAGTTAAGCACGATACTTTTCATCTGTGGCCTAGATGGTTCTGACGTAAGCGCTTACGAGATTGACGAAATAGTTGATGCAATTAGGGTTTTGTTTTCTGGGGGAACAGAAACTGCGGCAGACATTATTCTTGACAAATGGTCACGCCAGCTCTTACTTGTTGCCAGAAGAAATAATAGACGGCATAGAATAGCAATGCATTCGAGGGACTATGACAACTAGTGGGTGGATGACGCGGGCCAGAGTTGCTAGGAGACTATCCAATACTGGAACAGATGAGCTTTTCTTATCAGAGCTTGATGTAATGTCTGAGTACGCTTCTAGAGTGGTTCAATTTACAGAAGAAGCCGCTATTGACAAAAGAACGGTAGCGGTCAATGGCGACACCGAGCGTTACTGGTATGAAGCTGTTTCTCAAAATATAGACAAAGACTTTGCTCATATAACATGGCAAAATCTTGCGCAAATAAAAATGTGGCATGACTTGCTGTGTGACGGCGGAACTATTGAAAACCCCAAAAAAATACTTACGTATATGGGACTTCCTTGTTCGTTTGTTTTGGAAATGTTGGCCGATAGAACAAAAGAAGTTTATTTTATTAATAATAATGATTTATTCTTTTTTGAAAAATTCTTTCTGCCATATAATGAAGTTTCTTCATATGGGGACATAAGGTATTCTTCTGTGGATATTAGTGATATTCAGAGTGGAGCTTTAGATAAAAATTTTGACTTCGTCAGAACAACAGGTTTTGGGGTTCAGAAAATAACAACAGATGTTATTGGCTCGTTGATGTCTTCGGTAAAGGTTGGCGGCTCCTTCGTACTTTCTGATTCCTCTGATTATGGGGACCTCTACACAGAGCCAATAAAAGAATTCTTGTTAACTGCATGGGATAACGGGAAATATATATGTGAACGTGATGAATTCATTTCATACCACCTCCCATATGATGTAGGCTTGACCGTGGCGAAGAGAGTTGCTTAGCTGGTCGGGAGCAAAAAGTGCAATCATCTAAAAAACACCTAGAGATACCGAAACTTGGTCAAAATGGGTGTGAAGAAGTTAATGCAATCCAGTATTTGAATCATGGTGCTGGAATTATGCAGTTCAAAAATGCTCTTGCTATACCCTCTGAAAGAATACTCCCTTATGTTGATGAGTATTCCTATGTTCCGAGCTGTGGTTTGGAAATATATGAAGAGGACGGAATAAAGAAAGCTCGCGATTTTGAAGGAAACGAGCAGCCGTACGAGAACCTTCTTTCCCTGCCGTTGAGGCTTGGCGGTTTTGGTATGGCTGGGCCTGTTGAGGATTACACGCCCGAGGACATAGTTAAGTTTTTCAATGATTGCGAGAGGTCTTTGTATCTCTGCCTAATGAGGTACATAGTGGGCAGAGATACTTTAGTCAGCGTGAAGTTGCAATGTACCAAGTAGTAAATGCAATTATTTATTTAAATGATGACTACGAGGGCGGAGAATTTAGATTCCCGTATGCTGATGTAACACTAAAGCCCGAAGCTGGTGACATTGTATTTTTCCCTGCGAATTACGTTGGAACCCATGCTGTTGCTCCGGTCAAGTCGGGGGAGCGTTATACATACTTAGCTCAATTTGGTCACGGCATCGCCAAAGATAATGAAGTTTGCGAAGCTCAAGAAAGTAAAGATTGGCTCCCTCCCGTATACCTTCCATTTGTTTACCAAGATGCTGAAAAGTTTTCGCTATCTGGATATTCACATTTTGACGACATAAAGGAACGCAATCTTGGACTATTCAATAACACTGTAATTTCTCAAAATAGGTCAGTTGAAGGACCAGCAACTGGGACCAGAATTCAATACGATGAGAATAACTGAAAAAAATCAGTACATAGTTGATTATCCAGGCATCAACAAAGTAGAAGAAAACATATCTGAATATGTTGATATATTTAATCAATATGGTCTTTTGTGTTTTAGGGGAGCACGTTTAGACGACGAAGAAGCAGTATTGGTCCTTGATATTATGTCTAAGCATTTTTCATGGACGCCATATTCTATTAATACAAAAAACAATGGGCCAACGTGGAAGTATACTCAGAATTACGATTCTGCGATAGCCGTTGATGAGAGTTTAAGCCTTGACGAGTCAAATAATTTGATGATAAATAGATGGCATACAGAAGGCGTATATAGCAAAAATCCACATCGTGCAGCTGGGTGGAATATGCGGAATTTTAAATGTGACAGCAAGTTTGGGCAGACTGGATTTGTCGATGCATCAGAAATAGTGAAAGATATGCCTAGCGAGCTAGTTGAATTTCTTCGTTCCGCAGAGCTAATGCACTACCCGCCGATAGTGCACGGCATGCCAACCCCCATGAAAGAATTCGTTGAAAAGTTCACATCTTCCGTGGATAATATGGAACGAGAGATATGGTGCAACGATGGACCGAGAGATATCCCAAGTTACCCACATCCTGCAATAGAAATCCACGAAGAGCTTGGGTGTGAAGTGCTAAGGCTCTGTCCATGCGTCGAACAGTGGGGACCTAATCAAGTTCTTTTTTCTGTTAACGGAGATAGTCCAACATCATCTGATTTATCAACTTTTAATAGGTGCGTAGAATGGCTTGAAAACGCACTATCGATTGAGAGCAACCACTGGTGGCATGAGTGGGAAGAGGGTGATTTTCTAATACCAGATTTGTTTGTTATGATTCATAGCGCCAGAGCTGGTTTTGGAATAGGCGATAGGGAATTTGACGGATTCTGGTGTTTTAAAAAAGGAACAGATTCACCACCAGATGGGGTAATTAAGGTAAGGTAGAAAAATGGAACTGAATCCACAGATGGTCATTGATGAAATGATGAAAAAAATCAACTCACTTACGGCTGAGAACATTATTCTCAGCACTCAGGTGAGGGTGCTCTCCGACAAGTTGTCAGGCTATAACGAGGCTTCTCCATCACAGGTGATGCAGGGCACGATAGACAGTGAAGGAATGTATGAAGAAGCAATAAAAGAAGGAAGAATAGGTTCAGGAATCTAGTTACCACTTGTTGAGTGGGCAAACTGCTTCTGCTAGCTTTACTTTCAACTTCATAAAACAACCGCATTCTTTGCACTGCTTTGTTGTCTTAGTCAAGCGGTCGCATGAGTTACAAGTTGCGTAGCGCGATTCTTGAATCTCAATTGGCGCAAAGTCTGTATCTGCTTTAAGAAAGTCAATAGGGCTTACATTCTTCCCAGTTGTCCTGCGCTCTGCTTGTTTTTCTTTCCACTCATGCCAGGGTGTTTTACTCATACCAAGATACTAGCGTAATCAATTTATGCTGGCGGAGTAAATTCTGAGCCGTCCCACGTTGAGCCAGGCTCGATAAAATCAAAAGTTTTTACTATTGTTGGAGAACTTTTGAAAATCGCAATTAACTGTTCTATTGTTTCAGGCAAGGGGTCTATTGACGGAAAAGAAAAATTACTAGCTACCTCGCCATCAATAATCAGAGCGAAGTTTGGGTTATCTTCCGTAAATTGTCTAAAAATAATTTCATCGTTTGACATACAGCCTCCTTATTTAATTTACATTATGCTATCAGCAGGGGCCAACGCCAGTGCAGCCGAACCCAAAGTTGGCACATAGTCCTTGCTGTGTGTAGCCAACTGCAGTATACGCACCAGTAGAAGAGCATTGTGTCACCGAAGTAGAGAAAGCAAAGCAGTTCTGTGCACTGCAGGAGCCTCCACATTGACCAGTTTGCATAGTGTACGTTCCACCGGAGTTTGTAACCGCCCAAGCTCCAAAGAATGAGCTATAAGTTCTATAGTCTTGCCCTGGTGTTCCGCCAACATAAACAGTCTGTCCGTCAGTTCCGGAAACTGTAGATACGGTTCCGCATCCTGAACAGCTTACACAGCTACCACCAGTGCAACTCCCGTAAGAAGAGCTGCAAGGAGTGGTGCCATCTGCATCTCTATTGGACGAAGTCGTACTCCCCGCTCTGGTCCATGTGTAACAAGTTCTAGATTGTGTGGCGGTAGAGTTGGTGCCGTTGTTTGTGCCGCACTCGCAGGCACCACAGGAACACGCGAACGGCGCACACGTCTGAGTGACGGTAATGGCACCTAACGCCCAAGCACCAGTCCCATTAGTGGAAATTGTGCTATATGGACCTGCTCCAGCAGCGTTGTAAGCCCTCACTCTTAACTTGTAGGAACTAGATGTATAAGCTGTCTCTATTCCTAGCGTAAGTGAATTATAAGGATATGTTTCTGCGCTCCATGTAGAACCATTATCAGTACTTGTCTGGTAACCGTAAGTAGTGATTGCGGACCCATTATTAGCCGGAGCAACCCAAGTGAATGTGTCTATTGTGGTTGAATCGGTTCCAATAGTAACAGTAGGGGCAGCGGGAGCAGCAGGCACAGTAAATGCTGTTACCGCACTGGAGGATAATGAAGTGGCTGAAGATATTCCAGGGCCAGATTGTTTAACTATCGAAAAAGTGTATGCCGTTCCGGCGGTTAGTACCCCAGAAGCAAAAGATATCGGGGATACTGAAGCGCTTGATGTAAACCCACCAGGGGAGGATGTTGCCACGTAGTTTCCAGGACCCTTTCCCGGATTTGTCGATGCCACAAAAGAAACCGTAACGGCTCCCGCAGTTCCAGCCACCGTACCAGCCGTTGCTGAAGCGGAAACGCTCGTGGGCGCGGTTGGAAGCCTTGCGCTTGCTCCTGGCTGAGATATCGGTCCCAATGGCATGATTAGGCCTTCAAATCGCCTATAACGTACCAATCATTCGTTCCGCGGTTTATCAGCGTAACGCTCGAATATTGCGTCCTGA